TACGTAAAGAATTAGACATGACTCAGCAGAAGTTCGGTGCATGCATTGGTATAAAAGGAAACACTGTTGCACAATGGGAATCCGGAAGAAATGAACCGCCCGACTCTGCTATTACATTCATATGTAAGGAATACAACGTGAATGAGGAATGGCTACGAACCGGAACCGGTGAGATGTTTAATCCGTCTCCAACCTCGGCGCTGGATGCGCTGGCGGCAGAGTTTCATTTAGACAAAGCTTCATATGTAGCAATAGAAAAGTTCTTAGAACTCAGTCCTGAAATGCGTGAAGGACTAATTACATATTGTAAAAAGGTTGCGGATGCGCTGGCGGAAGATGATATACCTGACAACATATCAGATGCCGAGGCGCTTTACGAGAAGAGCTTAGGCATTGCGCCGAACTCGGAACGTACTGCATCGAATATCATAGACGACACAGAAAACGTCGGATAAAGTGAGGTAATGTTTATGAAGAAAGTTATCGTAATGACATTGCTCGCGGGGCTCCTGCTTACAGGATGCTCCGGGGCTTCTAATAAATCGACTGAAAAGGTACCTGCTCCGGTAGAAACTGAGACGGACACAGCTGAAGCTGAAAGCGAAACTGAAACTGAAAAGTCTGATGCTGAGATAAAGGCTGAGCAGTATAATTATCTTCACTCTAAAATGGATTTATCTTCATACACGGACTCTGTTACATCTGCTCTCGCTGAAATGGGTGATACCAACGTGGAATCTTTTAAACTTACTTCTTATAAGTTTCCTGAGGGCGAGTCGAAGGGTGATATAAATCTTATTCTGACGGCGAACATGGAAGATGGCAACCCTATTAAAATAGTTCAAACATACGATGTTGCCACAGATTCATGGCATGTCTCCAATATAAGTGATGCTGCCACAGGTCATATATATTGGGTACCGTCATCGGTTGAAAAATACTATGATGTATATTATTATCCATCGGATGAGTTGAAATCGGCTAAAGCGGAGGATTTTGATTTAGATACTTTCATGAAGGAAGCTGATGAGCGTTCTGATAAAATTGATTCAGAATTTAATGAACAACTGGAAGAAATATATAACAAGTATTCAAATTAACATGAAAATAGCCCACCCCGCTATTGGCGTAGCGAAGTGAGCCGGTATTCTACTCATGTATGTGTACATGAATCAACTAAAGCATATTCATTATACATCACATGAGCTATACGCACAAGTAGGAAAGGAAAAGTATAATGAATGTATTAGATAACGTAGTAGACCTGTATGTGCGGGTTAGTACTACCGAGCAGGCCGAAGGAGGCTTTTCTGTCGGTGCTCAAGAAGAAAAGCTCAGGGCATACTGCAAAGCATATAATTATCAGATTAATGCCGTGCATGTGGATCCTGGCTTCTCCGGAGCAACAATGGACCGCCCGGCGCTCAAGCAGATTATTCACGATGTTGAAAACAATCACTGCAAGAAGGTCATAGTGTGGAAACTTGACAGGCTATCAAGGTCTCAGAAAGACACACTCATACTACTTGAGGATGTTTTTGCGGCGCATGACTGTCACTTTGTATCCCTGATGGAATCGTTTGACACATCAACCCCTATCGGCAGATGCATGGTTGGCATTCTGGCAGCATTTGCTCAGATGGAGCGTGAAAACATAAAGGCTCGAACTATGATGGGACGGCAGGCAAAAGTCAAACAAGGTCATTATAGTGGCAATAAACCTCCTATAGGCTATGCATTCAACACCGCTTCTGATGGAAGTGTAATATCGAATGACCTGATTGTAGATCCTTATAATGCAAAAATAGTTCAGGATATTTTTAGGTGGTATCTTGAAGGGTATAGTCTAAATGGTATAGCTAAACGACTTGCTGATGCGGGCACAGGCAGTTATGCTTGGCAGCATTCTACATCAATACGCAGAATATTATCCAATCCTGTGTATATTGGCAAAGTAAGACTTAACAATGAGCTATATGAGGGCATGCACGAACCGTTAATATCTGAATCAGATTTCAATGAAGTCTCATGTATGCTTGCGCGTCAGAAGGAACTTCACAAGCGTCCTGCTGCATCATATCGAACTAAAAACGGATGCCGGAGCGCCAACCTTCTTTCCGGGCTATTATATTGCGGCGACTGTGGCGCAAGGATGTATGCGAGAAAGGTATGCAAGGACTCTCCTATACGTAGGTATATGTGTTACTCCGTCGCCAAAACAGTCAAATCAATGATACGCTCTGACTGCTGCACCAACCGCGAGCATCCATATACCGTAGAACAACTTGACGAAATCGTACTAAACGAAATCAAGAAACTGGCGCTGGATAAGGCACAGTTTTCACGGATATCATCGAAGTCGGACACAGTTCATGAAGATGCCAAGATATATAATGAACGGCTTGAGGAACTAAACAAGCAGATAAAACGCCTCATGAACTTATATCAGACCGGCATCATAGATTTGGCTGACATAAGTGACCGGCTCCAAGCTCTGAACGACGAAAAGCTCGGCGTGCAGAGCCGCCTGGATGAGCTGAAAGAAGCTGATAATTCTGATGCAAAATTGAAGGCTTGGGAACAGCTCGAAAGCTTCCCGGCAATACTGGATGCCGGGGATGTGCAGCAAATACATCGAATTGTCAATGCCCTGATAGATAAAATTGTGGTGCTCAACCGCGATGTAACTATCTACTGGTCATTCTCTTAAGGGCACAGATAGTCTCAACATGGTAAGTGTTGGGAAACATATCAACGCAGGCTATCTTTTCAACGTGATAGCCGCCTTCCTGCAATAGCTTCAGGTCTCTCGCAAGGCTTGAAGGCTTGCAGGAAATGTAAATCATTCTATCTACCCTAAACATATCTATTATCTTGATAATTGATATGTTTAGGGTAGATACCGAAAGGAGGAATAGCATATCTGTAAAATTTAACAAATAATTAATTTTAAAGGCAGTAAGTAGAAAGGATGGAGCTTGTAATGATAAACAAACTAAATATTAATAATCAGTTAAGCGTGGATGATGCGCTAAATATCCTACATCAATCAAATTGCGGATTTTCTTATTATATTGATCCGCCACGATATGTTCTTGAACGTGAAGACTTAGTAAAACTTATCTCCCATGCATATTGCGAAGGATATGATTACAGAGAGGGAGTGCTGCAGAACAGAATAATTACTATTCAGTCCATTGACGATCTTTCAGATTCAGAAAAACTTGACTTTATTGCGCGGTCTACCGGTATTATAACTCCCCCGTTGGAACGGTGTAATAAAATGAATGAAATTGTAAAGCGAGGCGGAACCGAATTGCCGTTCAATATAGGTGATATAGTCTATTGTATTGACATTGAAAAAAACGATCTATGAAGCGACCATTAATGACATAATAGAAATTAGAAAATTAAAAGATGGGAGAATCGGATTTATTAGTGAAGTAAAGACTAGAAGTTTAAAAGATGGTGGAATCATTAGTGCAAAATTGATATTTTTTAAAGAAGAATTTGGTAAAACAGTATTTTATACAAAGTCAGCGGCCGAGGCTAAGCTGAAAGAATTGAGAGGTGGAGAAGATGACAGCGTGGAATCCTAAACACATAGTGAAAGTTTCAACCAACAAGATGCCTTGCGCATGTATAGACTGCTTTTTTTGGCTGGCGCCGTGGAACCCCGATGATGAAGAGACACCATGCAGTTGTTACCTGACAGGTACTACGCTGCCGTGGAACAACGAGATAACCGGCGAGCAAAGAATATCAGATTGCCCGCTAAAATTAATCAGGAGAAAGAAAAAGAAAAGAGGTAAAAGATAATGGCAAAGAAAGAAATCGACGGAGTAGTAGTAGAGGCAAAAAGCATTCTAACTGCGCTGAAAATAATCAAGACAGTGTGCGAGGATAATCTCCTCTGTAAAGATTGTCCATTGGGTGACAACGAGGGAAACTGCAAATTAAAGAGGCTAGAACCGCGCAGTTGGCAAATAAGTGAACTTGATAGCATATGGAGGGCATTACGATGAACAATACAAAAGAAGAAAGAGTAACTGACTTGTCTATTATCGTGGAAATGATAGATAGTAAACCTTATTACAGTGTGCAATACAGAAATGTCGGTGAGAATGGCTATAACATTGGATACAGCTCATACGATTTAAAAACTGTATTAGAGTTTATTGATGAATATTTTGAGATTGTGGAAAATGACAAACAGACCAATGCCGACAGAATCAGGAATATGTCAGACAAAGAGTTAGCAGAATGGATTGATAAAGATATATGTGGGCATTGTGCTTACGAACTGGAAAGTTTATGCATGAAAGAACCTTGTACAAATGGCATATTAAAATGGCTTCAATCAGAAGCGGAATAGGAGGATGCTATGAGTAAATTATTTTTTTCATAATTTTTATTGGGATTGTTATCGTGGGAATTAGTATGACAAATATGAAAGAAGTGATGAGAATGGAAGATAGAAATTTATTCAAGGCAAAACGACTTGATAATAAAGAATGGGTGGAAGGGGCTTTAGTATATGACAATAAGGACGAACTATATAGGATAATTACTGAAATTGACTATTCTACAGGAACTTGTGTGATGACAGAAAAAGCCCCAAGGATTGAAAGATTCACCGCCTGCCAATGCACCGGTCTGAAAGACAAGAACGGCAAGCTAATTTGGGAGAATGATATAGTCAGATGTGGGCTTGGCAAAGTTATTGTTCTTTGGGATGAAGCTCAATGGAAAGTTAAAAAATGGGAGGATGATTTGATGTGGTATAAAGATTTATATTTTTGGGTTTCCGATAGAAACACAGAAGTTATCGGCAATATTTTTGACAATAAAGAATTACTGGAAAGCGAGGAGAAATGAGATTTACGCCTAAACAAACTATTTTTTTAGCTGGCGGACAACATGATGCTATCTACTGCCGATTAGTTCCGGGGCAAATATGGAAGGGTGAAATTTACTATAATGAATTTCACTTATACAGAGGGAATATCACGCTGTTTCTGTCTCTTGAGCGCTTATGTGAATTATTTGAGGAGGTGAAACATCCATGGTTAAGATGTATATCTACAAAGTTGTAGCCTGCGATTTTCCGGAGAACCGGATCATATATGTTGCGATGCCTCCAGGTAAAAGTAATGTGCATCAGATACGCGTAACTGCTAAGATTAAAGATTATAAAAGTGACCTTGATGCAATCCTAAAATCACAGGCACAGTACCGGATTGTTGCAATAGATTACAACTCTGAATTACCGCCAGCTGAGCAATACACAGTTGATGACTTGACTGTGTATCTGAATCCCATGCTGGAGCGTGTTAATAAGCTTGACAAAAGCCCTTATAAGGATGACTCGAGCCTGGCCATACTTGAATATGGCTATAAGTTGCTCCGACAATAACAATATGCTATAATGATTCTGCAAATACATGATTTGCATTCGTAGTTATCAGCAAAAAAAGATGAAATGAAGGCTATCCTCATTTCATCTTTTTTGTGCATAATTATAGGGTCCGGAAATGATTTCCACCCCCGGACCCCCTCAGCGCCACATGATATCACAAACCGCCCTACGCAGTCAATACAGCATGTTGCACAAATATTATTTCTTCAAATATTTGGCCGATGCGTAGCCAACGGTTCCCCTGTAATCAACATAAAGCCACTTCTGACCGTTTTTATCAACGTTGTAGTAGCCATAACAATTAACTATAGTTCCTCTTTTCATTCTGGCAATGATATTATCACTCGACGATGTGCTTGTATCAGTCCTGAGCATAAGCACGGACGCTGTAACGCTGTATGAACCAGCTAAATTTTTGTTACGGTGCTGAGCCGCAACGACATCACCGGCTGTTGTATTTATGCTAGGCTTTGGCTTGCTCGAAGCTGCCCGCCTTGGATGCCCAGATACAACGATTGCTGTATGTCCTTTAGACTTGGTCACAAGTATATCTCCATTATACAACGTAGTACTTGATGTTACGCTGATTTTAGCCATGAACTGATTAGTGGCATTAAGTGCCTTAACTTCTGAAGCTGTGTTGAAATCACCCGGATCAAAGCCAGCCTGAATACAACATGCTCTGATAAGCTCACTGCAGTCTGTCTCAACGTTAGTCTTGATTTTGCTTAATCGACCTGCTGCACGAAGTTTTGGGATAACGCTTGTTCGATGCGTCTGACAGTAGCCAATGCAATTATTATTGCACGCCTCGATCATTGCATCCGCAAGTGCGTTGGCCACACTGATTGACTTAGGTCTCAGGCAGTACCAACCTTTAGAATGCATGTAATAAGCTTGTGTTGATACTTCTCTTCTTGTCTGGTCTCCAGCTTTTCCTCCGGAAACTGTACCTTTTTCATTGATTCTTGCTGATCCGATTATTACTCCCATGATTAGTCCTCCTTGTCTGAACTGTCATCATTGTATGTTGCGTCTGTGAAACCTTCTGCAATTATGTAGGCAATAACTGATGCTCCGGCCATGATAAGTGCTGTGACCTGTGTACTCTGATCCTGTGTACCACCGCAGGCTACAATCATCATAGATACGAATGTGGCCACTGCCGCCCAGAATTTTCTGCTAGAAAGTTTCCTTAGCCAATCAATTTTCTTCATGTTCTTTTACCTCCTGTTATAAAAATGAATTTTTTTCCATGCATCGCTGATAAACTTTTTCTATTTCAGCGATGGCATTTACCGCTTTGTCGTTCTTGTATTCTGGATGCTCTGTGCAATAATGCTTATAATCTGAAATGTCATCAAGAATCTGATTAAAGAACTCCTCGGAATGCTCTACCCCTCGTCTCAGCTCATCGCCAAAGCGTAGTATTCTTGTCCTACAATCATCGGCCTTGTCTTTATCCATGCGGTATTCGAGGTTGCTGTGCTTGTTGCCTAGGTCTTTGACATCGTCCTGAACACTCTCCAGCTTATCCATCATGTCTTTATTGAGCGCTTTTCCAATGGATCTTGCTATGCATGACCAGGGATTAATCTTAACTGGGACAACCTGCACCAGTGTCAGAGCTGCAACCGCTATCCCGCTACCTCCGACGAAAAATTCTGCAAGTGACATCTGTATACCTCCTCTCTTAGAATGCGTCCATGTGGCCGTGTATTTGCCTCATAGCCGCATTCTATTATTTAATCATTAATTTGTACGACTACATACATTCAGATGCCAAAATGGCCGCCTCGTTGATGCTGTCAACCTGTGGAAGTGAATTGAGCTCATCTGCACTCATATACTGCGCCAAAAGTGTAAATAGATCACTGATTACACCTGACTGAATAGATATGACCTTGCTCTGATTTTCCACGATTTCGACCAAATTATCCATTGTATGTCTCTCCGGTGATATACTTGTAGTCTGCCTTTGTAATTTTTCCGGACTTCACTCTCACGACTACATCCTCTTTTGTGATTTCACCTTTGTTATAAAGTCTCTTGAAAACTAATGCCAATGTACTTGCCATGATTAGATTGCTCCTTCCTGCATAAGCTGTAATGTATACTCTTCAATTGCCTTGTCAGTATTGATGCTCTCAATACTCTTGAGCATTTCGTACTCCGATACGGTGATTTCTCTGCTCTGGCATACATAGTCTGTGTACGCTGCCATATCCTCTGTAGCCTCATGCTCTACGGCCTCAATGTCCTTGCGCTGCATATATATGCCATGCGCGATAAGTTCCAGTTCCTCAGGCTGCGTACTGCAATGTTCTTCTTTCCACTGCTTCATAATGATTTTTCCTCCTGTCTAATTTTGATACTATCTTTTTAAGTTTTGTGATGTTCACAAGTGGCTTAATGTGTATGTTGTAACAATCGTAAGTATTGGTGCAACTAAACCATCCCATATGACTAAGCATCGATTTAACGTGTCTGATATAAAAGCCTCTCCCGGCACTCTTGGCCGCATTAAGCTTCTTTGCTGTCCTTACCGCTTCTAGCATGATACTTTTTCGCATGATAGTTTTATTTCGATAGAACAGAAATCCCATAAAATCGAGCGGTCTTCCAACTGCACGCCTCTTTGATTCATAATAAAACCTGCAGACCTGATAGTTATGTTTCAGCTTAAGTCGGTAGCGCCTTCCTATAAACATTCTGATCTGAGTAATTGCTGCATGAATCTTTTTCTTTGCGGTGCCGAAAAATACCATGTCATCCATGTAACGCATATATTTTTCAAAGCCCAGCTTCCTGATAAACTCGTCAAGCGGTTCCAGCAAATAGTTGGCCAGCCACTGTGATACATAGAATCCGAGTGGAATACCTTTTGAAAAACCGGCCATGCATATTCTAATTACATACAGAAACCATGTGTCACTAATTCTGATAGCAAGCTCTCTCATCAGTGTGTCAATTCTGATATTGTCATAGAAATGTCTAATGTCGATTTTTCCAAAATACTTGATGTTAGTTCCATCTCTTATCCATTTAAGTAATCTTTTCTTGCCATAATGAGCTCCTCTCTTCGGAAAGCTACCGCAGGAATAGGGATATGACGTAGCCGTGATTATCGGTTCAAGAATCAATACTATGATGTGGTGTAACCACTGCTCATGAATCTCCGGCATGTATATCCTTCTTTGTTTGCCATGCTCATAGATGTACTTTGGGGTTCTTTTGCATGGCCTGTACGACAACTCCGGATGCTCAACCTCTACATCGGGTGGCTTAGTATTTTCAATCATCCTTCTCATTGTTACGACTTCTTCATCCAGGTTCGCATCAATAGCGATTATTTCTTTACGTTTTGTTTTTCCTTTCCTTAACTTTTTGTATGCTTGTCTGATAACATTTTCATCAAGCATTTTGTGATACAGATATTTGTACTGTTTCATAGTACCTCGAATATTTTTTCTTCTATCCCCTACACGCGGCAGGTGCGACCGCTTTACCGCGTGCCCTGTATCGAGTTAATTTTCACTCACCAAAACAAATAATTGCGGATATAACGATGTCTCAATCGTCAGTGGTGTAGGAAGGATGCCAAGCTTTATGTCTATATTCCAATTATGGATAGAATAAAGGCAGCGGAAATGTTCCAGTTCGCATTAGAAGCGTCATTGTTCCAATTACGCGCACGCGGGCCGTCGATGAACCCATTGTTGCAATTACCGAACCGAAGGGTCACCGCCCAGAGGTGACGCCTGCTTCCTCCCCTGTTATATCAGTCAAGGATAGATACCTAGTTTATAAAGTTACAAAATAATCTCTACTGGGGGAATTGCGCAAATAAACGCGCACCCCCAGACCCCCTAAGCGGCTACGCCGACAGGTGGCAAGAGAAGTTCGGCAGCGGAAAGGCCCCAGTCCGCACAAGAAGCGTCATCGCCCAAAAAGCGCGCACGCGGGCCGGCGATGAACCCATCGTTGCAAAGACCGAACCGAAGGGTCACCGCCGTTATTGTAGTTTGTGACTTATGTCTATACGAACCATCACATGAGGCGGTTCCTGTGGAACCGCCATCGAATACAACGGCAGGGATTGAACCATATCCCGGGACTGTCTGATATCTTAATGGATATTCCCATCTGTCAGGACCGTTTGGTACATTGATACCTGTATCTAAATATGTGGCTCCTGTTAGGTCGTAAGTGTAATTTTTGCTGACCTTGACTCTTCCATTGACTACAAGTTCATATGGGTCTCTCATCCATTGCTGATAGCTTCCGAGCACAATCGAATGGAATATCTTATTAAGGCTCTTATTGTCGTCGGTTCCGTAGAACTGTCCGCCGCCAACTACGGCGTTCTGCTTCACACCGTATGTAGGCGCCTGCGACGCGTCATATCCGCTGCAGTTGCCGTGACCGAAAGCTGTCTGAAGGTCTGTGGTTCCTGCGATCATAATCAAGAAGTCAATGATTGTCTCCACGATAGGTCCACCGAGGAACATGGCTCTTGTTGAAAAGTTCTGCAGGGCTGTGCGCTCCTGTGCCGTTGTTGTATTGTACGATGGCTGTAATCCCGAAAGTGATACCATCTTAGGCGTTGAACCATCTGCGCCAAGTCTTGAACCGTAGAACATTGGCAGCCACACTCCCTCAAGCTCATTGTTCGATGGATCGATGAAGCCGTTTGGCTCATATCCTTCTCTTGGTGTCATTGAGAAGAGGACTGTACGATCATTGCCCTCCATCTTTTCATATTTGTATACTTTAGGGAACCACGCAAAAGCACCGCCATTGTATGATGTGTTGGCCACATCTGAACCGGTACCGTCAAGCTTCTTGGTATAATCTGTCTCAGATAATCTATAGTCCGGGGTACCATCTGCCTTAACCATGTACGGCTTATTTGCCTTGATAACCGGGTGATCTGCCCAGTCGTTAAGAGACACGACTCCGGTGCCACCATTTCTTGTTACATTTTTATAATTCTTATTGAGTCCGATTGGTGTGACTCTTGCTGATGGACTCTTAACATCCATGTGCTCAATGAATCCCCATACCGGGTCAGCGGCAAGAATGTTGTATACCTTGTCAAGTGTGGCCTTATCGGCTACATAGATTTTTTCTCCAACTTCCATTTCGTTTTCATCCTCCTATTCCTATTCGCTGATAGCCTGTACATATATCAGACCATTATCGATACCTAGCTTGCATTTCATATGGGTGCTATCGTCTCTCAGCTTATTGGCATCCTCTGCAAGTAAAGCTGCACCGGCTGTGTTGATTGTTACCTGAGCACTGTTGTTGACAGTTGCAAAGTAGTCCTGTGTTATCTGCGCCGGATTGTAACCGTTGTATGGTGGCATGAAGTCACCGTTTGTGCCGGCCGTAACAACAATCGAATAGAGTACCTCCTGACTGTCTGCGGCGCCCTGTGGCTTAGCGTACAGTCCCATCTCGTTGATGTAATAGCCTGCAGATACAAGTGTCTTTTTAGACACAGGATCCTGATTGGTAATTAAGGCTGTGACCTTAACTGAATGATCACTGAATACATCTATATCCGATAGTGGATAGCTGTTTTTCAGTGATTTGAGTTTTGTCGCCTGCTGCAATCTGGCAAGCGTTTTTTCGTCTGCAGTGTAGCTTCCGTTACCAGTTGCGATGCGGGTGAACTGAATCTTGATTTGTCCCGCCTGAGCTCTCGTCAAGAGCGCTGCTCCGGCATTGGTCATGACTGCATTATTGAATGGCTGTGGCATGAATTATTCCTCCTATTCCTTGATAGTATTTTTATATCTGCTATCAGCCTGTATTCCGGCTGATGTAGCCTGATTAACTTTTGGAGCCTTGAATGTCATTGACTCCCTAATTTCAGATGGCTTAATCTGCAGCGTGCTCGCTGCGCCGGTATTGATTGTCCCGGTAACTCTTGCACCTGCCTCTGAATATCCATCTATAATCGCCGCCTGATGCGTCGTATTTGAACTTCCTGCGCCTGCATTTATTTCAGTGGTGATTTTATTGCCATTGACTTTAAAGCCGTCTCTGACTGGCACTGGATGCGCCACAGTATGTCCTGCGACTCCGGCCATGATATTGCCCCGCGCATCTCTTTTGACGTTGTAGCCATCAATGATTGCTGCAGGTTTTGTATTGGCATGGACACAAGCTCCTGATGTATACGGTAAATTAACCTCTCGATGTATTTCGATCGCCCGGATATGTGACCTCGTATTCTTTACTTCTTCAAGTATACTGGTAAACTGACTGTTGATGTTCTCAGTTAAAAGGGCATTTGTAATAACTTTGAAGTAATAAGGTTCATCACCATACTCGAACCATTCTTTGATTTCACCCTCGCCAAATACCGCGGTTATCAGTTCTTCGACTGCTGCCGGTGTGCCTGATGTCATGTGCCATATGAGTGCATTTTTAACGAGCTGTCGTTTAGCCTCAATACCAAGTGATGTATCGTAATACTGAGTGTTAAACTCGGCCGCAAGCATATCAAGTACTTCATTACTTGCGGTATCTATGCGGGCATATACGCTCGTCGATTTCTCATATTTGATTAATCGTTTGGTGGCATTTGCAAGCGCATATCCAAGAGCTTTATTTTTAGGGTCATTCTTAAACTTAACCGGAAGGATATGTGTAATGTTACTTTCCTGTAGCTTAATCATCCTCTAGTCCTCCGTACTTCACAGACACGGTTCCTGTTGTGGCCAAAACGTCATTATTCAGCACAGTAAATACCGGAGCCGTAATTGATACTCTTTTGGCACCTGCTTCCATGATCTGCTGTGTCAGATATGATGGGTTTATATCTCTTCCTATTTTTTCAGTTTGCCACAGGTTGTATATCTCAACTGCTGCATTTACGTTTTCCTGAATTGCGGCCACAGATGCCTTCTCGCTTGATGAAATGTAATAAGTCAAATCGACGTTATACGCCTTGGTGCCTGGTGCTTTGACCACGATTTTATCCGTCAGAGGTCTTACGCTCCTATCCTCAAGTGCTGTCTTGACCTTTTCGATTAATGGTGCACTTGGCATTCCATTATCTGTGATAAAAAGCACCTGTACTTCTCCGGGATTGTCTGATCTTACAATCACATCCGATATTGATGTATCAACCTGCTTCACAAAGTATCTGTATGCTCCTGATGGACCGGCTGTCGAATAACTTTCAGGTTTTTCAAAAGCCCTGTCTCTTAAGTCGTCGTCGCTCTCTGTATCAGAGCCCCCGAACGTCAGAACTGTGTTCTCAACTCTAGTGATGTATGGAAGCGTTGTGACTAACATGTTGATTTCGCCCTCGGCAAAGTTATTTCCAAGAGCTCCTTCATCCGTACATGTGGCGGACACAGATACCGTGGTCTGACCGACTTTAATTTCCGTATATGTATCTGTTGCGAAAAATACATTATTGCCATTTGTTGCTCTGGTTCCGGCCGGAATACTCACGGCGGACTGCAAAGGGCTGTCGATGGTGAACTTAAGTGTTGTCGTTGCCGGTGTAGCCTTAAGTCTTGTGACTCCTCTGATTGCTGCCAGGTTATCAAGGTATTCACCATTTGCATATTTCAGAAAGCTCATCTTGCCTGCGTAATCTGCGTACTGCATAGCCTGATATATCTGTACGGCACAGGCATACATAATCAGCCTGTAGGGGTCTGCTTGTCCTAGCGATACTTCGCGTCCTGTGAGTTCTTTGTATTTGTCCTGATAATCCTGAATCATCGTGGCCATAACTTCTTCAATCGTGGCATCTTCGATGAAAGATATATCCGGGAAATTATCTGTTACCATTACTCCACCTCCCCTTTAATAAAATGAATATGTGGCACTAACCCGCCCTCTGCACTATCCTCGTATTCGATACTGTCAACTTCTGCCCTTGGCTCGTATTCTCTCACCTTTTCGATGATTTCCACAGACAGTATATTTTTTGCTATTTCTGTAGGGCGTCCAATGATTTCGTCTGCATTAATCCCGAAGTTTCTGTCCATTGGCTGAGTACCAGCTCTCACCGATAATAACGTTTCCAGACACAGCTTAATTTCTGCAAACTCCTCAGGAGAAAACGCATCTGCATCTCCTGAAACAAAGTAGTCATCCATATGCTTTTCCTCCTCTATACGTATTCTTCAAGCGTTAATGTAAGCTTAGCCTCAACAAGTATTCCGTTCAGAATGACCTTGTCCCATGTCTCGCTTGATGATGTAATGCGCCACTGATACCTGCCTACTGCGCGCCCTCCTACAACGAACGTAAAATATTGGCCACTCTCGATAGCATCGTTTATTAATTCTATTGTTCTTCTTGGTCTGACTCCATGCATTGCAGACAAATATATTGGCAGTGTGATGCTTGCAACATCAGCGCCCAGAAACTCGGATTTAACTTTGCCTCCTATTACATCATGTGTAGCCCATCGACCTTTAACGCTTCTCTGCATCTGATCGAATGTCAATACCTTGCTGGAGCTCACCTCGAAGGTAATTAGTTTTCCTAAATTTCCTACAACCATTCAGCTCTCATCTCCCTTGCCTCTCTCGACTCAAGATTTTCAATGCGTTTTAGAATGTCGGACACAGTCTGTCCTCCCAGCGTGACCTTGTCGGCGTCAAGTTCGATGCTTGTTGCATGTACTTTGCAAGCTCCTCCGATACACTCGACATATACTCCTGCTGTAAGGTCTTTTCTGTAGCCTGACGTTGCAAATGGTCTGTTTTCCGTGTTGAAATATGTGCCAAGCACAAATCCCTTACTGCTTCCCTCGCCGTCCATCTGAGCTACCACAACACGCTCTCCGATAGCTGGCATATTGTATTCGCCGTTGCTTATCATCGGCAATGGCATGGATGCACTTGCGCTGTCCTCGTAAGTGACCTGTATCTTTCCCTCTTCGGGATATAGCTTAGTTACTTTTCCTATTCTCAACATGCTCAATTCCTCCATTTATGGTATTGTGAATACTTCCCCTGGCCATATCCAGTGGCCGTGATCTGAACTCTTCTTGCGGTGCTTTCTCGCAGTTGCTTCTATCTGGTCTTTATTGGCGTTGTATATTTTTTCGTACTCAGTGCCCTTGCCGTAATACTTCTTGGCAATGCCCCATAACGTATCACCGCTCTTTACCGTGTATGTTCTTCCTGACGGTGCAGCAGGTGCCGGTGCTGTAACCTTGATAGCCGGCTGTACTTTGTGTGTGGTATACGATGTTTTATAGCCACTGCCTACTGAATGCTTAACGCTGTCAACGTAGTATTTGCCGTCATAAAAGCCTAGGCCTGATATCTGTATGCATTGTGTGGCCACTATGTTCCGATAGCCCATAAGCGTAAATGTCATCGTCAGAGCTTTACGGTTTGACTCATTAACCTTGGCCGCTGCCTGCAGTTCGGCATCGTACTGGCTGTTAGATTGTACATCCATTGATAACATGCGCCCTGCGGTTCCAACTGTTACATTAATCGGGTCCTTTTTATCAGGATTCGTGTAAGATATATTAGCTCCGGTATAAGTGCCGTCTATTGATTCGGTAACATTCAGATCTTCCATTTCCCTGTCATTTATAGTTGCAACAGTTCCCTTTTCCTCAGATTTGACCGGATCCGTTATTACAATCTTGTTGCTGTATATCTTCATTCCGAAGCCGTACTTACTGCACAAAGATGACAGAAAATCGCTGTCTGTCTGATTGCTTTGCTCGAGCTCATCCACGCTTATATCAGAAGCGTCATATACAAGTGATACCCCCGCCTGTTGTGCAATCTGAGATGCGATACTTCTGACGGAGGTTGACTTCCATGTTTTTTTCTTTTGAGTAACCTTGAAGTCATTATTAACCGGCACACTTACTCCGGATAAGACACAACTTAATGGCCATCCAGAAAAGGATATGTCGTCTAACGTAAATTCTCCGCACTTAAAGTTTTGGTTGTTGCCCTCACTATTCCAGTTGTATATTGCTATAGACACACCGAAACTTGAGCCTTTCTGTGGATGGTATGCTCCAAGCCATTTCTTATCGCAATCGTAGATTGTAAGAGACATCGAATCCGATGAACCGGTTGCTACATCTGTATAGCTGAATGCTGTTGCTGACTTTCCGATTAGCTTTCCTAGCCCCGGGTTTGATGTTCCGACACGACGTACTTCCGTGTGTGTGCTCGTGGTAGTCTGACCGGGAATCGTGAACACTTCTCCCGGCCATATCCAATGACCATTATCTGAGCTTTTCTTACGATGTTTTCTCGCAGTTGCTTCTATCTGATCTTTATTTGCATTATATATTTCCGGATAGCGCGTACCCTTGCCTAAGTATTTTTTTGAGATAGCCCATAGGGTATCTCCGCTTTTTACTGTATAGCTTGCACTGCCTCCGGTTGTGGTGCTGGTGACGGTGACTGTTTCTTTTCGTGTACCATCATAATCGACTGACAGTTTAACGTTTCTGGGAAAAGCCATATCAAGTCCTCCATTCCGGAAGTAGCGTATCTTCCTCAGGCATTTCCGGAAGGCTTAATATCATTCCCTCCGGAAAAATGAAATAATCTAAAAGCTTCTGATTATGGCTCATGAGAAGGGAGGTATACAGCTCATCGCCATACACCTCTTTAGCTATCATGTCCCATGTATCGCCTGATTTTGTCTTGTAAACTTTATTCATTAGACACACTCCTTAATAAGACACACGGCCTTTGTTCTTCTCATACTGCCTCATCATCCGCTCAAACTTCTCCTGACTGATATCAAGTGCATCCGTCAGGTCATCCTTATTCGGCGCTGCACCATAGAAGTTGAGTACAGGCTTATATTCAATCGTAGTTGGTTCTGATGAATGCCCTGCTTCAAACGATATTCCATCAAGCCTGCTATCCATGCCAAGCAGGTGTCCGGTCTGCTCCCAGAGATTGATAGCGTTCTGACTGCCGTCAATCGGTATAGCTGCTTCTCGGCCGTGTTCTGCAAATGTAGTGAGAATAGGTGAATCCCAGATACCGCCGTTTGCGTTAGCCTTAACTCCCATTCCCTTAAGGTCTGCGAGGTTCCTTGCAAGTGTCGCCTGACTTGACTGCCTAGCCGGATTCTCGATATTGATATCAGGTACGTTATATCCAGAATTAACAATATCAACATCTGTCTGCTTAATACTCTTAGGCATATTGCTTAAGTAGCTGTATACCTTAGAGACTGTATTGGACACAGTTGGGCTGACAATGCTGTTAACGGTGTTTTCTGAACCATATGCTGTACCAGTCGTAGGGTTCATCTTTATCTGCTCAGGTAGATTGTTCAGGTAGTTGTATACTGTCTGAATTACCGGAATCTCGCTTACCATCTTCTGAAGACTGTAAGCTGTGTTGGACACAGCGTTTAGATTGTCTCCAGATGAGCTATATCCGGTATTGCTATTGTTGTACTTGATGTCACTTATGTGGCTGTTTGAGATATTGTATATGCTGCTATTTGCAGCAGTATATACATGTTTTGCTGCATTATTGACAACTGACTTATCAATAGCCTCTGATGTGTTATACATCTCTGCATCCATGCCGAGTAGATGTCCGGTCTGTCTCCATAAATCAACGGCCCTCTGTGTTCCGTTGATAGGTATAGCCGCCTCTTTGCCTTCCTCAGCGAATGTAGTAATGATTGGATGGTCCCAGATACCGCCGTTTGCGTTGTGCTCAAGGCCAAGTGACCTTAGACCTGTACCTCCGCCGACGCTTGCCTTAATGCCACTGAATATTGCGTTTTTGGAACTCTTAGGTATCGTTAAACTTCCTGCATTGCCGGCGGTCAGCTTGTACGTTGGAGTAAGTGTCACATTTACATTTGACTTAGCTGTAAATCCTTGTGCAAACTTTTGGCCGAGTAATGTATTAGCATTGGAATATGCCCAGTTAACCGCCTCAGGCACAGCCGAATAAGCTGAATTATATATGCTGTTTGCCGCTGCATTGGCAGCTCCCTTCTCTGTACCTCCTGCTATAATGCCGTAAAGCATTCCGGCCACACTGTCAGTACCTGCGCCTGCTGCACCCTCGTTGATGCCATCAAGAAGTGCCTGCGGTATATCTCTACCCTGCTTAGCAAGCTGTTGGATAACATCCGCGTATTCAGTACCGGATAAGCTCATGCCGATAGCTTCGTAGAGGCTATCCATATTTCCACTAACAACTCCCTGCAGCATGTCAAAATTCTTAAGTCCCTTAGCAACTGAGTCTGGTACTTCCTGTCCTGCCGCCTCACATTGTTCCTTGATTTTCTGCATATCTTCGATTGTAGGCTGAGCTTCTGTGATCAGTTTGCTCATCGATTTTCTTACAACCGAAAAATCTGAATCATTCAAGAGATTCTTTGCAATACTTGAGAACTCATCGCTTATAGTGTCATAACCTGATTGATTAATGATTTCCTTCACATCGCTCTTACTCAAGCTGAGCTGTCTCTTCAAGTAATCTAAATTATCTTTTTTCACTGAACCCTTGAAAGCCTGTCCCATGTCAGGTGAGTATTGTCCGACAATGGTGTTAAGCTGATATGTAGCAGCTCTTCCTACGGCATCGCCAACATCCTGATAGTAATTAGCCTTAAGATTCTGCTTGCCTATATTAAATTCAGATGTCGACATTCCGCCGTTGTTATATGTATTCTCAAGGGCAGTCAGACTCGCCGTATACTCTTTTAACTTTGTATCTGTGTAATCATCTACACTGCTGCCTATTTCCTTCTGTAAATTCCTGAAACTATCGGCATCAAGCTCTGCTCCACTGTACTTAAGTGTTGTTGCTTCAAGATTTGCATTAAGCTGGTCTGTTGCTATTTCAGCTTTGAGCTTCGCTATTTTTTCTTGAATCTGTGCAATGTTGCCAACTTCATTTGGATCTAATATACCATCAGCAAAAGCATCATTTACTGCCTGGCTCAAATCCTGACCAAGAGATGTCATTTCCGATGAAGCTCCTGCGTAAAAAGCGTTGACCTTGTCAACAATATTGGCCTGTACCGGATCTGAATAATCGAATCCTAGTCCCATTTCAAGGCTTACTGCATATTGTTGCTGTACCGCATAGTCCTGTGCTGCCTGCACATACTCGTTAATTGCCTGCTTATAAGATTCCTGATCATCGGTTGTGAGCTCCATTCCAAGGCTGACTTTCCAGTTAAGTTTCTTGATATCGGCAAGTGCTTCCTGCATTGAATCGGAAAATCCTTCAACCTTTTCCATTTCGGATAAGGTCTGTTGCACTTTTTCAAGGTCTTTTGCTCCAACGATCTGTTTCGCAACGTTCTGCAGCTCTTTCATTGAAAGTGCAATATCTCCAAAGTGTTCATCCAGGTTCTCTTCTGCAACTTGGTCGAATTTAGCCTCACAAGCTACGATTATACCCATGAGGGTACTAAATGCTGCGCCTACACCGAGTATTCCTTTAATCGGCCCTGACAAGGCTGCGAATTTATTTATTGCCGCCAATACATGTGTTACTGTCGATGCGGTCTTGTAGGTTGCAAGTGCCGTTCCGATGGTCGTAAGTCCTCCCGCTATAACCTGTGGATTCTTGAGGAACCACTTGCCTGCTCCCATCAAACCGCTAAATAACGGCTCAACTGTGCTCCATGCATTGTCAGCTCTTCGCTCAAGAGTTGGGAGTTCTTCACTTATGCCGGATATCCACTTTTTCACGCCATTCGCGCTGCCTGCATAATCATTAAGGTCATGAACCTTATCTGTAATACCGCCCATAATGTCTACCAAAGGCTCTCTGAGATCATCGTAAGCTGTGATACCAAGCTCTATGAATGCATTGCCGAGCATCTTAGCTTGGCTCTTAACGGTCTCATATCTTTTTCCCGCCTCAGTTGCGAGGGCTGTATTCTCATTCCAAGCAGTGTTGGCCGTATTGATAGCTCTTGTCATCAGATCTCCGGAACCTGCAAGTGCAAGGATAGTATTACTAAGTCTGACTTCTGATAGCTTCATATCATCAAGTATTGCGATAGCTGACTTGCCGTTTCTTTCGGTATCGTTGAGCCCTCCAATAAATGCTCCAAGTGCGGACACAGCATCCGTCTTGAATGTTTGCTTGAATTGTTCTCCGGTCATGTTGGCCACAGATGCATACTGTCCAAGTGCATCTGAATTGGTCTCAACTGCAAGCTGCATCTTCTTCAACAGCTTGGCCATTGTTGAGCCTCCGGACTCTGCCTTGATACCTACTGAACTCATCGCTGTTGCAAGTGCCATGATCTGTGCCTGTGACAATCCAACTAAGTGACCTGTAGATGCAAGTCTTGTACCCATTTCAGTGATTTCAGACTCAGTTGTTGCGAATTTATTTCCTAAGTCGGTGATGACTGAACCCAGTCTCTCGTAGTTGCTCACGCCATCCGGGCCATAGTCCGCCATGCCAGTGACATTCGCAAATCTGGCCAGATTTGTTGCTGCCTCATCCGCAGCCATATTGGTAGACACACCTAAGTTAATCATCGTTTTGGTGAAATCTGATAAGCTGTTTGTGGCTATACCGAGCTGTCCAGCTATCTCCATAACTCCTGCTATCTCATCGTCACTTGATGGTATATCTCGTGACATATCAAGGATATTCTGACGCAGCTTAGCGTACTCTGCATCTGTCGCATCAACTGTCTTCTTGACTCCTGCAAATGCAGACTCAAAGCTCGAACCAACTGCCACCGATGCAACTGTTGCGGCTCCAACTGCTGCCGCTGCCACGGTCGCTGCAGTTGCCACTGCCTTGAAAGACTTCTCACCTGCTCCCATGATCTTGTTGAAGCCCTTGTCGAGTTTTGTGAAGTCCTTGTCAAGCGTATCAACTGTTGCCTTGTAGCCTGCGAGTGCAGCCTTTGAACTTGACAGGCTGGCATTGAATGATTTATCTATAATACCCGCTATTCTGATTGCGAGCTTGTACTCTTTTCCGCTCACTGACAATGTCGTTCACCTCCTTGATTAAGTCTAGTAATTCAAGTAAAGGCAGGGAATAGAGATAGTCTATTCCTGCCTTTACCTCCATTGATAACTCAATGATAATTTTCCTGAGCTTCGCCGTGTCGCTCGGCTTTATTCCGAGCCGAATAAAAAAACCATCACTCTGTTTTTAACTTTCATAGCCTCCCTAGGTGGAAGGTGAGTGAAGAACTCTATCGGAAGCTTAGCTGCCCTCGCTGCAATATTGCATGCATATTCAAGTGATACCTCAGGCATTACGTCGATCGCGGCCGCAGATGTCCTTGCCATAAGTCTATTAACTGTTATCATGTCCTGAGCTGTCAGCTCATCCATGCATGAAAGATCTACTTGGGTGTACTCTTTTTGCTCAAACATATAAGGTTTATTAAACTTGATGACCATGTTGACATCAGTAACAGCCAGCTCATCCTTTTCGATTTCTCCTGAAAGTACTTCTTTTTCCTTATCGCTCATTAGTTGTACCTCTTAACTTTCTCTAATAAGTCCTTGCCATTAACTGTGAATACAGAATTAAGCTTGTCATACTCAACAACGGTCTTGCCGTCTATCTCAATCATGATATATAAAATTTCATGGGTGATTGACGAATCCATTGTCTTGCCGAGCTCCAGTTTACCTGGCTTGAAGCTCTTGAATCTTCCTCTCTCAACAATTCTCATGCCGTTCCATGTAAGAGAGCCGTTTGACTTAACTGTGCTCTGCTCTGATGCTCTGAATGTGATATCAACCGGAGCGTTTGGATCCATGATTGAAAATGGATCATCTGTTAAAATACGGAATGGAACCTCCTGTGTCATTGAAGAGAAAAAGCCGGGAATAGATGTCTCATATGTACCAAGGATTCCCGCACCCTGTACTTCTTCTGTGATAGCATCGAATGATGGGAGTGTCACTGATCCGGACACTCCGATGAACTTATTGCCTTCTGAATATACGTTGAAATCATTGATGATTTCAGGTATGTTTGCTGCAACTCCCATTACTGATTACCTCCTAACTCTGTCTCAATCATTGATGGATCATACTCAAGGATATTGAGTATATCTTCGGCTGGTGTATATGGTGCAAGGTACTGTCTAAATACGATCTTGCCATTAAGCAGGTTCGCCTTTGGATTGTCGTCCTGTCGGTACTCCATCTTGATGCCGGCACACTTGCCCTGCGATACAAGCGCATTGCCTCTTACATTCTCTGAATCCACGATTGACTCAATGAGTCGTGTGTTTGTTGGGTCATCAACCTTATCACTGTATGTAGTAATAAACGAATTGCCCCACCATGAGAAGAATCGTCTGCAGCAAATCCAACGGTCCTTAGGGTCTGTAGTTCCCGGATATGCTGCAGTATTATTACCCCAGGACTTCCAGCTTCCTTCGTTAATTGCTGTTACAACACCGACTGCATTAAGTTCTGCTCCCTGATCTGAATCAAGATTAATTTCAGTTCCATCCTCAACGACTGTAGCTCCGATGCGGCAAGCCTTGTTCGACGGTGAAAGATTAGGCACGTTACCATTGCTGTAGTCTGTGTATGTTGCAAGTGCAGCATAGATAGCTGAATAGTACATTGTCTTTCCGCCGTACTTAACCTTTGGCCATACGCAGACCATATGCTCTGACGAAAAACCACACTCTTTCTTTATCTGCTCAACATCAGTGTATTTGGCCGCTCTGTTTGTATCGATATCAACGACACATTCACAACGGAATTTACCGTTGATATTCAAGCACTTAGAAGCCAAGGCATTTCCAACTGTAGGCTTATGCGACCAGCCCGGTGCAAGTAAGAGACTTGGTACAAGACCGAATGTAGGATATACCTTTCTGATAAGCTCCATGCCTGTTTCGACGCCGGTATCTACATCAAGACTTCCAATGATTGTTGCCTCTGTAACCTTGGATGGGTCGATTACGTTTCCTGATACCTCAAGGCTTGTCTGAGCTTCCTTGATTACTGTAATAACAAGATATCCGTCATCGTTAAACTCCGCTGTATAGTCTGTGCCCTCTGTAAGAGCTCCAACCTTAAGTCCATCAAGAAGAACTCCCTTCTTTGTGGATACGGCCTGTCCGTCTACTACTGTAAGTGTCTCTGTGTATGCTGCTTTATGTACCTTAGGATCAAGCACGTTGCAGATAACAATAGGTCCTACTCCGAACGCCTTGAAGAATGCGTCCATTGCCTGACATAACGTATAGTTCTCGTAGTCGTCTGAATATCCGACTGCTGCCTTTGCCTCTGCAAAACTATTGCAAAGGAATAATTTATTGACTGCTCCGGCTGGGTCAGACACAGTATTGACTGGTGCTGTACCAAAAATAACCGGCACACCTGCCTCATTGGACACAGGTGTAGGAATGCTTGTAGGATTCTCCTGAATGCGAACCCCGTGTAAATACTTTGCCATTTACTTTTATCCTCCCTATATAAATTTCTTAAGAACCTGTGAATATACTGTACGCAATACACTTTGGTCCTTATTGAGTTCTTTGATTGCTTCTGGCATATCTGATAGTGGAACAAATAGCTTAGCCATCATTGGAAGCTCGTTGATACATGCCTGTGCCTTAGCCGGAAGCTTTCCGTCTTTGAACACTGTTGAATGTCTCGCGACTCCCACGATTGTAGGTCCTAAATACATAAGATCTACAGCCTTTTTGATTTTTGGCTCCTGCTTTGCCTCTTTAGACACAGCTTTTGCAGGCGCCTTGTCTGGTGTCTGACTCATGTTAATGGGTCCTCCCTTCTTATTGCTGGAATATTGAACGCCATACTGCAGGCTCCAAAGTGATATGGGAAATACGCATCCTCTTGGAGTGCCCAATTGAAATCGCCTGCAAAGGCATATTTATTTTTTAAACTAGGTGTTTTGCTGAATCGCTCGTATATATCCTGGATTATGTTCATCACATCTCGGTGCCCCTGATTTGTAGGGTCATCATCCCATATTCCGATAATTACTATGAGCTTCACAGCATTAACGCTGGCTCCATCCCCGATATCATGACCGCTATTAAGCCTGACTATGATATATGGTACTGGATCCGCATCATCGTCGCTTTCCTGTACCGGTAACTGTTGAGCATATATATTAAGCGGTACCCGCTTAAACGGTGTAGGTGTTTGGAATCTTGGCTCTATTTCGTTGTTCTCGTCAGGTTCTTCAATAGTGTCATAATCAGGCACCTTGAAAGTGTGTTGCTCAAACATTGTCTTGAGCTCATTCACTAAGTCATCCTGTAGTTCCAATGGTGTCATACGCTCCTCCTAGCTCGTATAGCGTAATATCTGTTCTTGAATGTTTCTCTGTAGCATGTCATACATTTGGGGCTCCACTACACCGAATACACCCTTCTCGTAGCCAAGCATACTTGGTGTAGATGTTGAATACAGATTCTTGATACCCTCTTTCCATGGTTTATCCCTCATGTGTGTGCCCGGCACACGCTGAGCTATACTTTTATGTCCGTTCTTGAATTGCACCGTGAAAGCCTTGTACTTGTCATCCGAATTGCTTGGCATAAGGTACAACCTCTTAGGTGGATTGATACGCTTGACATTACCAGTATGACCTGCTCTCGGTCGGGCGCTTGGATTATATCCTTTAGGTCTTACCTTGAAATCATAAAGCTCATTCACAGGTCCCACAGACTGCACGATGCCTTCCATATGCCCTGTTGTAGCCTTTTTGATTGACAGAGTCTTACTGACCTTACCCTTTGCAATGAAGTACTCTCTGTTAGCCTCATCTACTAACAGCTTCTTTGTTTCTTTGGCTGTCTGGTTAATAGCTGAACGGAGCACCATCTTGGACTTATCTTTCTGCATTCCCAGCGCCTTCTCAATTTCGGTGAGGTCCTGCATCTCCACGAAAAAATGAATCACGTCTTGTTAGCCTCCAATGTCAGGGAATAGATACCATCCTCATTGATTGCATCTGATACTATGTATGACTTCTTATCAACCATTACTGACCTGCCAACTGCAGGTAATGGACCAAAGTCTTTTTCTTTAACATAGATTAAAAGCTCCTTGAGGTAGACTCCATCCGCATAAAGACTTCTTCGATACTGGTACCGTTTCTCTCTGTCGATGAGCTCGTTGTTATCGATAATGCATGGCATCATTCTGTTATTGATAAGATGCTTCTCACAGAACTCGAGTTCATTCATAAACACTGTTTGGTTATCTTTTGCGATTTGGTCTTTAAAGGTCATATCTACTCCCTGGTTTTTATTTGCGTTGTCTCGCTGAATTAATAGGTACTCTTCCGACTATGTTGATACCATCATCGGAATCTGAACATGTCGCAGTGCCATACATACCGTCTATAGCTGTCATTGGATAGGCTTTATCTCTCGCAAACTCTGATATTGGTACCCACTGTACACTGCCCGCCTCAAGCCAGGCATTAACCATATCAAGGTCACTTGCCGGTATCTCTTCGCCCGGTTTGTAGTGATGCGCCAGATACAGGATATACACCTGAGCAACAAGTACCTTATCCTCTTCCTCTGACGGTGTATCTGCATTAACCGTCTCATCCACGGTTGGTGTCTCACCTGTAGTTGGTGTCTCGTCCACGGTTGGTGTCTCACCTGTAGTTGGTGTCTCGTCCACAGTCGGTATCTCATCCGTGGCTGGTGTAGCGACAACTGCGCTTTCGTCTAATGCGGATGCAGGTGCAGCAGGTACTGCCTCCTGCTGCTTTTCCTCAACCTTCGCCTTGGTGTTTTTTGCTGCCATAGCAACCTCCTATCCCTGCAGGTTGACAAGTATATACTCGGCTCCTGCGGCTGATGCTTCTGCTGCATATCCGACTGGAGTATTCTTATCGGCTGTTGCTGTAATTCCGGTTGCTGAGTAATATACCGGAGCTGCAAGATCGATGGCGGTCGAATCCGCCTTTTTAATCCTGTATATGCCTGTGACATGTATCGAACCTGTCATTTTAGGCTCAATAGCTGTGCCGGCCACAGCTATTCTTGTCTTGAGATCTATAATGCTATTAGCCTCAATAGTTGTGGCACCTGTGTTTGTATAATCAAGGCTTTCGCCTCTCTGCCAGTATTCTGCTTTCATTTAGCTTTACCTCCTTAATCAAGTGGGCTTTTAATTGCAACACCCGGATTCTTGATAGCGCCACGCCAATCCATAACGCTGATACCCCAATCGAGATAAATATCCCATACAAAGCCAAGCTGTCCCGGAGTTTCCATTCTTCTGATTGTAGGTATCTCCTGTCCGTTCAGATAGTCAACCTCGATGAAGTCTGTGTCATCCTTAGAACCAAGTAACCACCATGGCATCACGTTGCCGAAACCACCACAGAGTACATTAATTGTAGGGTCCTCAATAACCTTAATGTGCTGCGCATATGCGTACAGTGGGTTAACTGCCTGTGTGTTACCCTCTGTGTTGATGGTAGGACTATTGAACAGTGTGTAAATGTCAAACGCCATTCCGGCCGGTACAATGATTGCCGCCGGTCTTACGATGATAGCCTCTCCGAACTCGTCTGTCTGATTCTGGAGCGCCATGATCATAGCCTGCATTGACGCCTGTGTGATACCTGTACCTGTTGTAACAAGGTTTCCATGAGCCTTTGAGAATAAAACTTTGCCATCATAAATAGCTGGATTATTGCAGAGGATCTGATAACACTGCTTATTGATAGTCTTACGTGCACTCTTTGCGTAGCGTGCCGGAAGCTTTGTAATAAGTTCGATGTCATCGTTGATGAATGCCTGACGTGTCAGTGTGAACTGACGTCCGTATGTCTTAAGCTTTCTTGTTGGACGTTTCTTATCCTCATAAGTGTCATGCTTAAGTTCTCCGCCCTCTGGTACCTCTAAGAACTCACCGGCTGAGCCTGCAATGTAGTTGTTATCAACTGTCTTGAAGTCCTTAAGCGTGCCCTTCTTAGTCCACTGGTCAAATGTGACAGCCACAGTCTTGTGTCCCTCGACGTAAGCCTTATTAATGGCATTGTCTAAGATTGATGGGAATGCAGCTGTTGGCGAAAAATACTGCCTTGTTACCATCGAAAAGATTTCATCTGCAGAACGTCTGTTGAGCCCTGTTTCTCCAGTTGATACAAGCGAATCAATAGCAAGGTCCTTGAGGGACATGTTCATAAGGTCTCTTGCGCCCTCCGCAGGATTCTCAATGTTGATACCTGAACGCATTACAAGCGCGTCCCCTGCAGCTCTTCTGAACTTATCCTGCTCATCCTTTGTCACTGTTGCATCCGCAACGCCTCTTGAATTGACAGGCTGCTTATTCTCTATAAGGCCCTCAAGAATTGCTGTACGCACTCCATCTACGGACACACCGTCATTGATGAAAGAATTTGTCTCGTCCTCTGAGATATTGAAAGATCTGCAAAGGTTTGTAATTGTAGCGCATCTCTCACGCTCAGCCCTGATTGCAAGCTGTCTTACATTCTCTTCGTCAGGACCATTAGCCTGCTGTCCCTCATGTGAACGTGCTCCGGAATTAGGAACTCCGGGATTACTCTCATCTGGCTGCGAACTATCCATCGCCTGAAGCTGTCGGGTGATATTGTCAAACTCAGCCTGCTCTTCTGCAGTAAGCTCTCTTTTTGCAGCTTTTGCTGTATTAAGTAGCTCCTGCTGTCTCTGAATCAGTTGTTTGCGATTCATACTACTTTACCTCCTGTTAAAAGATTTTCATTTATTTGGAGCTGCTTTTCGTTGTAGTAAAAGCTGCTTACTCCCTTTGTTTCATCCTGCTGTGAACGTCCAACTCCTACCGTTGGATCTGCAGGTACGCTGACAATGGATATCTCATACGGAGTCCATCGTGTAGCTATATCACATGGTCCTGTGAATCGACCGTCGGCTGACTGCTTGTTGGCTGATACCTCTTCCCACACGTCAACCCTGTATCCCACGGACACACCTTTAAGTGTTCCGCTCAGTACTTTTTGGTAAATGACTTCGGCTGCATCGTCTGAATCAAATTCGATTTCCGCCTTGCCTCTGTTATCCTCAACCCATGCTCTGTTAATTCTTCCTACGACCTTGTCCCGATCGTGATTAAATAGGACTACGCCAATGGAATTTAGTCGAGTTAAGTCAAGGGCGCCTTCGGCATGAGACAAAATTTCCATGCCGAACCATCTTTCATATGGTTCCTCTGATGAGAAGGAAAGCTCGAACTTTCGCTCATTTCCTTCCCCATTCATTCTTGTGATATTGCAGTTTGTTAAGTATCTTTCCAAACTGCCGTTAATTTCAGTCTTTTTTCTTTCGCTGTCCGCTTTCGTCATCTCCCTCATCAGGTACGCTGTCCGGACTTTCGTTCGTCGTTCCAAATAGAACACCTCCCATATCTACGCCTTTTTCATTACCGTAATTGATAACCTCGGCCATATCGTCAATCTGTTCTCTCCAATCACGGCCATTCTCGGCTGCAATCTGTTTGTATGTTTTCTGACCGGTCCTTAATGCGGTCATATTTGCATTTGATTCTTTCTGAGGGTCAATCCATGGTTTAGGGGATTGAATCCAATTATGTTCCATGTATTCATCCTTTTTCTCCCAGAAATCTTTAATATCAATAACTCCACGAAGCACCGCCGATATCAGGAAGGTCTCATATATCTCATCAAGTATTTCAACTAGAAATTCTTTCTCTTCCCAGTACGTCATATCATCTTCAATCATGCCTTGTCTGGCCGATGAATAAGTGCTCTCTGCCATATCCCTGCTCGTGGCCTCGTAGCTCAGTCCTTGGCCTGCGCCTATCTGCCTGAGCTGTAGTTTTGTATAGCTTGTCGCGTCTGCGCCCTGGCCGGAAGGATTGACAACCTGTATCTCATCTCCGACATTCATTTCTTTAATCATGCCCGGGCTTATAGTCTTTCCCTCGTAAGTAATCTTGTCGGCCATACTCTGACTGTTATTGCCTCTTCCGATGCCGGTCATCGGGAGAGCCTTCTTAATGAATACTGCGAGACAGGCTTCAACTCGCTCCTTTACGGACACGGCCGTCATAAATTCATTAACATCCCTGATACGCGGTATCGTGGGCGTCATATCGGAGATTTCTCTAAGCTGCGATGGGCGCTTTTTTGAAAAATAAAAGATAACGTCCTTCGCTTCGATATACACAGGGTCTCTTGGCGAATATCCATCTATGTCGTACTGCCTAATGTAGTAACCGACCGGTCTGTTGAATGAATTGTATTCAATGCCTCCAACAACTTTATTGCCTCTGTTTTTAGCGTTCATGATTGATGTATCAAGCTCATCAACCTCAAGCATCTGCAACTGAAATGGCACAAAAGCCTGTTTAGTGTATCTCTTGACGAATAATATGCCTCCGTCAATTCGCTTGCGCTCGACGGCCATCCTGATTATCTGATTAAGGCTCTGGGTTCCGGTAACGTCGCAGTTCTTTGCCTTGCACCACTTTTTCCATGCCTTTTCTATTTTTTTGTTCAACTCCGCATCCTCAGTCTGAACCTGAATACGGTAGCCTCCTCCGACAACATTCCTCTTGAAAGCTCCTGTCAGAGAGTTCATAACATCGCTGTTACGTTCCAAATCTCTGGCTCTTGCCCTCACATCGTCTCTACTGTACCTATCAGTAAACTCAGCCGATGTATTACTCACACGCCAGTTTTGATTGATACCGGTCTTGTCTGCGGCATCATAATATCCCTTAAGTGCTGTATATGCCTGTCTGTATGTCTCACGCTTATACGCAGTTGCCGGGGATATGGTTGCTATGACATTATCTAACCAGCCCATTCTTACCTCCCTGAAAAAATACCTACATAGCAGTCATCAAGCAATGAGCTTGCTCCCTGCGCCGCTACTTCAGCTCTTAGATCATTTCGCATCGTATACAACTGCTTCAAATCAGCTCTTGTTAAGCTTCTCGAACCTATCTTGTATGACTGTCCTCCAACTGTGATTGCTGCTATCGCTGAATTGACGCTATTAAGCAGACCTTCTGTTGTTACTGGTACTTCATTGTTATCTGCCATTGCCTGCTCCTTCCTGAATCCAATTATCATTAGCCTTGATCCACTGCTCTTCCGGTGTCTCAGGCGGTTCATTCTGTATATTAGCCTTGTCTTGAACAGGCTTCTCCTCATTATTCATCAGATGAAGTGTTCTGACGCCCTGCATATCGGCAGCCGCTGCTGCATACACCTCACAATCTAAATAATGGTTATCTAGATGCGTACTTTTAGGCTTCCATACCTGCTTGATGCCGTTAGATGTCTTGACATTTACTTTGTGCTCTGCTGTTACCTGCTTGGCATACTCAAGATCGCATCCTGCATATACCATCCAACTACCACGGCCGTTCTTCCTCATCATTCGGCCAGCTATCAGATCCTTGTATTTGTCACCATCTACAAGGACGAGCGTCATACCATAAGCGCTGCTTTCAACCTTGTTAATCTTGCTAAGTTTGAACTGACTGAGCTGTGCGTGGCTTGAACCTTTGACTGGCAATGCGTAATCAGACCGGCTTGCACAGAAATCGTATACATCATCCGTCTGGTCTCCTGAATCAACCAGACACAGATTAACTATCATCGGCTCTCCATCCTCTGTTACATATTGCAGGTTCATTACCTGGTCAACCTCATTAAATGATAGAGCCTGTCCGTGCGCTATGTTCTGACTTGTCAGATAATTGCCCCATGCTCTGATAGTCCAATACAAGCATGTCTCCTGAACATCAACCCCGCCTGTAAGAAGCTTGGCCCATTTAGGCACTACATACTGCGGTACCTCGGTCTGTCTCTCCAAGACAAGATCTTCACTTGTCTTGAGTCTTGTATCTTCCCACGGCTCTGCAAGCCATGAATTGACAAAGTTTTGTAATTGTTCAGGATCGTCCTTTGCATCAAGGAACTCCTTTACTATCTGCGCCCATCTGACAAATGGGCTGTAAAGTGTATTTATCCAGAAAGCAACGTTTCTTGCGAACTTGGTGTTGTGCTTCACGGTTCGCCATTCTCCGAGCTTTAGCATGTTGTGCTTGTCATTATCAGTAATAATGCATCCGCAATTCTGACATACATATGTGGCAAGCTCCGCCCGGTCTGCATTGCTTAGGTCTTTATCCTCCGGGAAACGAATGTTCTGAAACTTAAATTCAATGTATTCGCCACAGTGAGGACAAGGAACAAAGAAATGCTTTTCGATATCAGCGCTCTCTTTCTCTCTCCAAATGTGACCAGTCTTTAATGTCGGTGTGCTTGTGATATATACTTTTTTGTTATGAAACGTTTTAGTTCGCTCCATTGCAAGCTTAATTGGGTCCGCCTCTTTACTGCTGGCTCCGGGGTACTTGTCAACCTCATCCATCATCAGAAATCTGATAGGTTTACTGGCCAGACCTGCAGGCGAATTTGAACCGGCAAGCGTGATGTACATGCTTTCAAAATGAAGCTCTAGCAGAGGCGATGTCTCATCGAACTTCTCCGCTATCTTTGGCGTGGCCTTGAGTGCCGGTTGTAATCTGTTTTCCGACACAGACTTCGCAAGCGTCTCTGTCGGATATACTATCATCGTTGGTGCCGGATCCTGCATCACGATATACCCGATCATATTCTGTAGAGCCTCGGTTCCTCCAACCTGTGTCGGCTTGACGAATATAATCTTTTCGGTCTCGTAATTGTTAAATTCATCCATCACTCCAACAAGATAGGGTGTGATGTCATTACTCCACGGACCAGGCATCGCTGATGACTTAGAATCAAGCATACGATATTTTTCAGCCCATTCCGAAACGGTCAACTCTTCCGGAGGGGCCAAGTATTGCAGGGCTTCTAACTGATAATCAGTTACCTTTATTTTTTTTCTTGGTCTTGGCAACTGGTGTCTCCTCAACGTCCTCCGATGAGACCGCACTGACTACGAACGATCTGAGAAGTCGCTGTATCTCTTCCTGCAATTCTTTTTCGCACTGTCTGACTTCAACCGGATCAATGAATCCGGTCAAGCGCCCTGCCAGCTTGCTTGGTATTGACAATGCGAATTTTTTAAATGATATGAAAAAACGGCTATAATCAAGTTTGACCTCCTCAACGGACACATACTTGCCGGCCGCTATTTCTGTCCTAATTTTGTGCAGCTCTCCTTGGGACTCTTTCAAGGCTATCTCTGCCTTTAATTTCTGCTCCTTCAGCTTCGCCTCGGCTTCTGACCTTGACTTACCATAAGCTTTATCAGATAGGTATTTGACATATTTCTGAATTGTTGGAACCAGATCGTATCTCCTGCCCTCGCTGGTCTCTGTGGTTGAAATTACACCATCCTGCGTGAGCTGCTGTATTCTTCTTACGCTTACTCCGAAAAGGTCAGCTATGATATCAACTTTGTAATACTGGTTTCCTTTATTTTCTGCCATGTACTCATACCTCTATTCTGACAGCCTGCTGTCCTGTAAACTCTTCCCAGCGCTTTATAATCACACTGGCATAATGTTCATCGTATTCCATGACATATGCATTACGGCCAAGCTGCTCAGCCGTAATCAGGGTAGTACCACTCCCTCCGAATAAGTCACCTACATTCCAGCCTTCCTTGCTACTATTCTTCATGAACTTGGACACAAGACTTATTGGTTTCATCGTAGGATGCAAGTTATTGCTTCGAGGCATCTTTTCATATATGACGCTCGTTTGTTCGGAATACTCCTTCATTTTCTGTTTGATGAATGCAATAAGGTCTGGCTTCTTCATTGACTCGAAATCAATGTCATCCTCAAGTATCACGGTGTCCTGAGTCCTGTCCTTGATGAAATAGTGAGGTGCCCCCTCTTTCCAACCATAAAGAATAGGCTCGTGTCTCCACTGATAATCGCTTCTTCCGAGCACAAAGTTATTTTTCTCCCAGATTAATACCTGTGAAAGCTTCAGATTTGCATCTTCAAGGGCTTGTCTGAAAACGCGTCCGTGGAAATCCGCATGAAATACATATATTGCTGCGCCATCCCTCATACATTTGTTCGCATTCTCGAATGCCGCAAGCAGGAAAGAATAGAAATCGGCATCCTTCAGCTCATCATTGGAAATCTGCATACTGCCGTTTGCATTGGTACGATATTTGTTCAGTCGTGTAACCTTGTCCTCATAGTTCACGTTGTACGGCGGGTCTGTGATAATCAGATCCATCTGCTCTGCACCCATGAGTTTTTTAACATCATTACCATCGGTGCTATCGCCACACATTAACTTATGGTTGCCTAACTGCCATACCTCGCCACGGTTGACGAAACATAATTCCGATTCGTTATCAGGATTAAAGTCGTCCTCGATAGCTTCCTTCTCAAGATCTGATGGCAGGACGATAAGATCCTCAAGCTCATTGGTATCGAAGCCTGTTAGACTCAGGTCGTACTCTGATATATCAAGGTCTATGAGTAGGTCTTTTAGTTTGTCGTTATCCCATTCACCAGTGATTTTGTTAAGCGCAATATTAAGTGCCTTTTCATCATTCTTATTCAGATTAACTACAACACACTCTGCTTCCGTATACCCCAAATCAGTAAGTACGGTGTAACGCTGATGACCTCCGATAATGGTTCCATCTGAATTGATAATGATAGGGTCTACATACCCGAAGCGTTCAATGCTGTTTTTAATTTTCTTGTATTCCGCATCTTCTGGAGTTAAAGCTTTTCTCGGATTGTAGTCCGCCGGTCTCAACTCACTTAGCTTCTTTTTCTCTAATATCAATTCAATTCCTCCACGCAAAAAGGCGACTGCCTCATCGGCGCCGCCTTTTTCTTTTCTTTCCACGTTACCATAATATCACAGGTGCGTGTGCTCTTTTGTGCTATCTTTTATTTTTTGGAATTTTTCTCTTTTCAGGTGGGCTCGCGTAACGAAATGCTTAATTTTTTTTGCATCATTTCCGCTTAAATAATGCGCCTTTCCCCGCCCA